GTGTCGCATAGATAGTAAGAACCACCATCACGAAGCTTAAACTCCAGTTCAATCATCTTATCCATTCTTCTTACCTCCATAAGCAATTCGCTTGGACATAGCCGCCTTCAACCACGCCCGATTGTTAATAGCCAGATGCAAGACCCGCGCGCCTAGTGTCGGCTTGCGTAGTCCTACGGTGTAAACCTTTGTTTCCATGTCGTTGCCCCTTGAACCTCGAACCTTGCACCTATATAGTTAGGTGACTGTATAGGAGACCGTATCAGACTTATCCCATATAGTCAAAGCATAAAATGCAGGGGCATATAATGTTTTCTACGGGTTGTGAAAAAATAAAAAAAAAATTGAAAATAGGTGTAACAAACGTAACAGCGTAACAAACCCTTATCCAGTAACAGTTATAGCTGTTACACTTCTGTTACACTGTTACACTTTCATTCTCTGTTGATGGTCGCGAGATTGGATTTTTGATTTTTAAAAAATAGAAAGGCAGAAAAAACACTATGGACACTGACGATAGTTTGCCCAAGAACAAGGGCGGCAGACCCGCTGGACTGACCCAAAGGCAGCGAGAGTTTGCAAAGTTTTATGTTGATGGTCGATGGTCTAATGCTGAATGCGCTCGAAAGGCTGGCTATGCTGACGGCAGCGCAGCCCAACACGCAGCCAAGCTGCTCGATGGCAGATCATTCCCTGACGTACCCGAACTGATAAAAGAACTACGCGAGGCACGAGAGCGCAAATATGGTGTGACCTTGATGAATCAGTTGAAGCGGTTCGATGAGTTGTCTCGATCGGCTGAAGATGCTGGTCAGTTTTCCGCTGCCATCAACGCTGAGAAGATACGCTCGAGCCTTGGCGGCTTGACCATTGATCGGCGCGAGTCAACGCACGTTCACCAGCTTGATAATATGTCGCGTGAAGATATCGTGGCGCGACTGTCTGCCATCCGCAAAGAATATCCGAACGCTTTCCCAGAGCCAGAAATGAAAAGGGTCGAAGATGCCAAAGACAGAACGGTCACTATGGACATCGTTGAAGCAGAATTTACCGAAGAAGAGCCACTTCCAGCGGGTGGAAAATCGGACAGGGGAGGGGATGCCTGACGTTTATCTGTGCATAGATGGTGTGCCGATTTGGTGTGAGTTAAAAATAATTAAAGCCGGACGAGTTGCCCTATCAAAGTCACAGATTGCATGGCATCTCTCGCATACTAGATGTAATGGCGTAAGTTTTTTCTTGTTACACTGCCCCTCTGAGGGCGATGTATTATTATTTGACGGCGGTTTTGCGGTCGAGTTGCAAGGATCGAGGATCGAGGATCTGCGACCTGCGTCCTTATGGTGTGGTGATATACGATCTGCGCCCTTGGCACTGCGCGCCTGCGCCCTAGATCGGTGGTTCGGGGCTCGATGACCTGCGCCCTGCGCCCTGCGCCCTCGATCATATGATATAGGTATAAAGAAAATACCCTGCCATCCTATCGGATGGCAGGGTATCAGGGGAAACCCTATTAAAATTCATTCTCTAAATACTCTCGAAGCTCGCTATCGGCTCGATCAAGAAGCATTTGTTCTACGTTGTCGTCAGATAAGGCAACGTCTGGATCAATTAAGAGTTCGCCGCATAGGCTGATAAAATCTAGCTTGGTCATGAGTACCCCCTAGTGTTGGTAATAGGTGACGTTGGCAACTGAACGATCCCAACAAGCGCGGCAATCTTTGCACTTGCCTTCTTGCGTAGGCGCAGGACATAGATGGCCGGTTATGTTTCCACCGTGACTGGCAACGGTGCTGGTATTCTGCCAAGCCTTGGCCGGCGCGTCGTCGATCATATGGGCGGACATTCGCAAGGTGACATTGGCCGGCAGGTTTCTTGTGCGTAGAACGTCGCCCCAAATTTTATATTCACGGCTTGGTATCCAATGCACAAGGTGCGGTGTCGCCTCGCATACATCTAGAATGTTATGCCCCATTGTGACGCTATCGCAGTCACCACTATCGAACCATCTAAACTCTGGCTTTCGTAGTGTATTGAGAAGCGCAACCATACGCGGCACAAAATCGATTGAGTGAAAGAACACCTCGCGACGTTCCATTGCCTGCTTTACGTTTGGCATGTTGTACATGCCTTTAAGCGCGTAACACTTTTCGCAAGTGCTGCCCTTAATCTTGCGAAGCTTTTGTCCAACGTGACATAGGCGGGCGGATCTACTGATCGAATGCCCGGGCATTTTTGATACATTTGAAAGCATGCGTTTATCTAAGTTTGTCATGATTTTTCCCCTTCATGAGTTAATAGAGAAAGCTTATCGGATTTTATGGGATATCGCAAGCCCTAAAATCTGCGGCCTGCGTCCCGCTGCGGCCTGCGCCCTGTCATATAAAAGAACGCGCCCGCAAGCGAAAGGATCGAGCACCTTGGCACTCGATCCTTGGTTGGTTAGCCTTCAAACGTCTTAGCCATTCGATTGGCATAGGCGCTGGTGCAGTTTAAAGAGCAGAAATAGCCATACTTTTGAATGTATGTTTCGCCATCCCATAGCCGGAGATAATGCCTAAACTGGTTGAAGGTTGTATGACTATCATCACGAATTACTTTCAGGTTGCCGGTATACGGCTCGACACTGCTGTAGGTTTCAGTATGCTTTGCCGCAGCCTTGCCGCATTCGGGGCAGGACTTTGGATGATCGAATAGGTATGATGTTCTCATGTTATTCTCCGTTGTTGTTGGCAGCGGGATCGCTCCCGCTGCCGGTTGATTAGAGCCAATCGCTTTCGATCTGCCAATAGTCTTCGTCGGCAGTCTTGACTGCCCAATATGGCGACATGCCGCTTTCATGATAGTCACGCCAGTTAGCGTCGGGCATGTCTTCGATGCCTAGTCCAAACCTACGAGTGCAGCACTTGTCGCACTCTTTCATGAATTCATCGAATGGTATCGTCATAGCTAGCCCCTATTCATATCTTGAATGTTAAACAGACAGCCAAGGATTGACCAAAACAGGCCAACGCTGCCAATTGATATCATGCCGATGCCGGTGACGATGGCGAACATGTCATCGATAAACAGACAGTGATAGCCAGCCAGTCCAACGGTGCCGGTGGCGATGATCATCATACCCCAAACGTATGTCATACGTTTGGCGACCGTTCTTCTATGTGCAACGAATGCGTGTCTCATAATGAATTCCCCTTATGATGCGTTAGAGATGATAGTTTTACCGGACTTGATCGTATAGGTTCCGGCCTCGAGCTTCATGCGGCGCACATTGCCCTTGCCAGCGTCGTGCATTTCCTTGGCGATCGAGTAGTCGATGAACGTGATCACGTTTGGTTGATCGTCGGTCAAGCGATCGTCGCGAACGATCTGGCCGTAGGCTTGGCGGATCGTGCCGTCAAGCTTGGTGAATGATACAGTGAACAGGCGACCGCCTAGCTGCTCGATGATTTGGTTTCTTAAAGTCATAACGAATTCCCCTTCGTTTGTGTTGATAACATTATATGATCACATATTATCCCATAACACAACCCCCAAAACCGATATAATCACTGGTTTTGATAAAATAATGCATCTTTTTTGTTCACGATTTGTTCCACGGCTGGGGTTACTGGCATCGATCGGCAATCAGATTTAAGATTAATTGACCCCCCACCCCCTATATTTGGCGGCAGGGGGTTGACTGTATCGTCTCGTCTCGTTGGGTTGATAAATTCATTGGAAGGTATTATCATTCGGAAATGAATCAGATATCCAATCTAGATCTGCTGCCAGAGGAAGTCCTAAAGGAAATCCTGTTACTGGAAGAGCACCAGAAGCGCCTGTCAACTCGTGACGAGGCCCAAGATAAATTTATGACGTATGCAAAACATGTATACGAGGGTTTTATAGAGGGGACCCATCACCGAATTATCGCGGAGAAGCTCGAGAAGATTGCTCGGGGGGAGCTAAAAAGACTGATTGTCAATATGCCACCCCGACATTCTAAATCAGAATTTGCGTCCTATCTCATGCCATCTTGGTTTTTAGGTAGAAACCCAAAATTAAAAATTATTCAAGCTACAATGAACACGGAACTTGCTGTAAGATTCGGTAGAAAGGTCCGTGACCTAATTGCTGATCCCATTTACAAAGAGATCTTCCCTAATACGGATCTAAAACCGGACAGCCAAGCGGCAGGTCGTTGGGAGACTAGCGCTGGCGGGGAATATTTTGCAGCCGGGGTGGGTGCTGCAATGACTGGCCGTGGCGCTGACTTGTTAATTATTGACGATCCGCACTCGGAACAAGATGCTTTATCCTCGACAGCGTACGATAATGCGTACGAGTGGTACACTTCTGGTCCTCGACAGCGTTTGCAGCCGGGGGGAACCATCATTATTGTCCAGACCCGGTGGTCCAAGAAGGATATTACCGGGAGGTTACTGCAAGCACAGCAGAAAGACATTATGGCTGACCAGTGGGAGGTGGTAGAATTCCCTGCAATTATGCCTTCGGGGGAACCATTATGGCCTGAATTCTGGCAAAAAGAAGAATTACTAAAAGTAAAAGCCTCGCTGTCTATTGGTAAGTGGAATGCCCAGTGGCAACAGAATCCTACCTCAGAAGCAACCGCTATGGTCAAGCGGGATTGGTGGAAGGTGTGGGAGCACGATGATATTCCTGATTTGGACTACGTCATCCAGTCTTATGATACTGCCTATAGTAAAAAGGAAACCGCTGACTACTCTGCAATTACAACTTGGGGAGTATTCCAGCCATTTGGTAATGGTGACCAGCACCTTATATTGATGGATGCCAAGAAGGGGCGGTGGAACTTTCCTGAACTAAAGGCCATTGCACAGGAAGAGTATGAATATTGGGAGCCCGAGTTGATGCTGATTGAGGCGAAGGCTTCGGGTCAACCACTGGCTGACGAGATGAGGTTACTGAACCTCCCTGTAGCTACATTTAGCCCGGGCCGAAAACGTGGGGGCGGGGGTATGGATAAAACAACCCGTATGCATATTGTGTCTCCTATATTCGAGTCGGGAAAAGTATGGTATCCTGAAGGCGAGAAGTTTGCAGAAGAAGTTATCGAGGAAGTAGCGTCATTCCCCAATGGCGAACACGATGACTTTTGTGATAGTATGACGATGGCCTTGATGCGTTTCCGTCAGGGTGGCTTTATCAGTCTGAATGGCGAAGAGTTTGAAGATGACCCACCCCGCAAAGCTAGAGAATACTACTAATGGCTAAAGCCCCGACAAGTTACGCAGGCAATCTCGCTCGTGCCATTGGTCAGGGGGTAACCTTCGGCTTTGGCGATGAGCTCGAAGCTGGTGTTCG